AATCCAAGTTGTGCCAATTTTGCTTCCATTTGAGCAATAGCGGCCTTTGGATTTAGGAATTCTGCAACTGCAACGTGTCCTAAAATGGCGTTGATCGCCCCTTTCACCTCTGCATCTTCAATATCATGAGGAATATGATTGCTTGATAGACCTGCACTTCCTTGGAAGAACACTGAAGAGTTAGTTGGTATCTGAGCACCACCCTCTTCTATGATGTAGTCTTTAAAAGTTTTCATAATTTCTCCTAGTTTTAACTATCTGCTAGTACTGAATCGTCGTCAACATTTGCTGTTCCAACATCATCATCGTGGTCAAAGTCGGCAACGTCTGCCCCCATTGATCCGCTTGACATTGCAACCAATGTTTCCCACTGAGTTCTAGAACCGACAGTTTTTTTCTTTACCCAACCCTCTGAAATAACTCCTGCGTTAGCACCAACTTCAGCGGTGTCTGCACCGTAAGTGTTGGCCTTATCAGCATCGGAAAGATATTTAGGTTTAGATGCTTCGTTATCTAATAATCCCCAAAGTGCCATGATTTTCTCCTATCTGTTGTTTGCTACTTTCAGTATAGCACCGAAAGTCTTTTTAAAAGTATTTTGATCTTTTTGTAAAAGTTGTAAGTATTTAGTACGCACGGGTGCTCTAACTGACATTAAAGTGTCATGTACTTTGACTGCATCATCACGTTTGACTTTGATTTTCTTCATGTCATCTGTTCTGACTTCACCATCTTTAGTGACATCTTTATACTTTCTCAATTGAATCAACATCGATGCATCGGGTCTGTTCTGTACACCCTTTGCTTTCGACTCTAATGCATCTAAGGCACGTTGATAGACTTCGTCCTCACTTGCCTCTGCATATTTGCCCTTTGCCATTGTAGAGATTTTCTCTAGTTTCTGCTTAAGGTCTTTTTCATTCTTACTCTGTGCTACTGCACGAGCAATCTTTTTGTTGCCTGAATCTGACATCATGCCAAAATCTGCGATTTTTTCCATGATTTTATTAACCATTTTCGCATCTTTCTTGACATACCCTAGTTTCTTTAATTTCTCTTTGAAGACTTTAAATCTAGCATCGGTAGTCATCAATGTTTCTACTTCTTTTACGGTCATGCCTGTGTCTTCTTTTTTCATTACTTTAACCCTTTAGTCAACATCTTATCTACTTGAGGTGTTGACATATCTTTTTCTGTTGGATCTCCGTATGAAGATTTACCAATAACTATTCTTAAGAAGTCATTGACTTTTTTCTTTGGTCCTTTAATTCTGATATGCTTGTGCATAACTGCTGATTTTAGTCCAAATCTTCTTGCCTGCTTTGCAATCTCCATACCATGATATGCTTGTTGTTGCCCACTGTTGATTCTGTTTTTAGGGTCTACAGTGATGTTTGCAACTTCTTCGTTTAGATTGCCTGCTTCTTCCCACATTGATCTGTAGGTGTCCATTACGTTTGTGTCTTCAGTGTAGAATGATGGATCTTCTTTATATCCGTCTTTCTTCATCTTTGCAATTTTTTGTTTGTCTTTCTTGAGGTGCAAGGTTGCTCTTTCATATCCACCTTTAGTATCTCTTACTAGTCTGACATACTCTTTCTTTTTACTTTTTGACATTGACCACTTTTTGACTAGATCGTCTCTGCCGTAAAATGAACCCTCTTCAACTTCTTCTTTAACTGGGTTCTTCTGTCTGATATCTACTACTGCTCTCCATAACTCTTCTCTAGTCATAGTGTCACTTAGACCTGAACCTTTGGCATGCATTTCACCATACTTGTATAGTTCTTTATAGATACCTTCTGCATCTAACTTTGAACCTGCAAGTTCTCTTAACTTACGATTCATCTTTGCGTTTTGCTGTGCTGATACTCTTGCAGAATCATTTATGAATGCAAAATAGTAATCACCATCATAGATAGGATAACTTAGAGAAGTCCATGCATTTTTCAATGCACTGTTATTGTAGTAGTGGTCATCTTTATCGTTCTTTAAGATCCACTCTTCTTCACTAGGATTCCACCTATACTGCTTTGCAAAGACTTTAAGTGGCATTTTCTTTGACATTTTTGCCATGATTTACCTCGGTAGTCCTTTAGGTGCTTTACTCTTTCTCATCTTGGACATGATTTTTCTTTCCATGTTCTCTTCGATAGGTGCCTGAGGTGCATACTTCTCACCCTCTGCCCACATTGTCTTATATGTGTCCATGACTGATTCGTTTTTCTTTTTCTTTGCGATTGCGATTGCGGCCTGTTGATCTGGTGATACTGCTTCGTCACCTTGTTTGAGATATTTCTTTGCTTTCATTCTATCGTGATAAGTGAACTGGTAGTTTTTACCATTCTTATCATCTTTGACGATATAACCTTTAGGTGTCATCTTAATAACTTTACCCATGTACTTAGCACCATCACCACGATAGTAATCAATCTCTGTTCCTACTTTGATTGAGTTCTTTGTTTCAGTACCCATACCATGTTTAGCAAGAACTCTGTAGTTCTCGTCGATGATTTGACCATTCTCAATGACTGATTCGTTTGCGAATTGAAGTGCTTGTTGAACTTCTTTTGATTTTAGAATCTTATCGCCGTAAAACTTTTTGATTTCTTTACGAGCAATAGAGTCTGCACCGCCAAGATCGAGTGCAACTTGCACTGCTTTTTTGACCTGAGCATCAGATACTTTGTTTCTTCTGAAATAGGTTGATATTTCTCGACCAGTTAACTTTTGTTTACCATATGGTCCAAGTGCATTGACTTTACCATCTTTATCGAGAACTTTCTTTGCTTCTGCGAATAAGTTCATATTAGTCCTGTTTGTTTACTCTATCTTTCTCTCTTTCTTGCTTTGAATCCATTCTTTCTTTTTCTTTAGCATGTTTCAATGCAAGTCTTGCCTTCTCTTCAGCATCTTCTGAAGTAACTTCTTTTTCTTTAAGTTTTTCTTTTGACTTTAAATCTTTCTCTAACTCTTCTACTTCGTCACAAGTGTACTTCTTACCAGCAACTACAAACTCTTGATCGCCATTTTTTCTAGCAACCATAAGTGCTTTGGTAAATTCGTTACCTTCATCTTTCATTGCTTTGCCAATGGCCGCTCTTCTTTTCTTTAGATACTCATCTGAAGAATCTACATCTCCATCGTTATCTACGTCTGCATCTGCTTTGCCAACTGGATCGAGTTTTTTGCCCTCAAGCATTGCACGTGAGTCTGCGATCAGTTTCTTTGTGAGTTCATCGATCATTATAGTTCCCCTTTTTCGAAGTATGAAAACATTTTCTGTTTTCCCTCTTCATTCAGTTTTAATTGTTTTGCCAGTCTACCTAGCATATTTCTTTCTGCGAGTTTTTCGATTGTCTTTTCTGGTGTTTCAGTTGACTCGGGTATAGGTTTTACACCTTGGTCTTTGAACATCTTCATTAACTGATTGTTTGTTGCTAGTTTGATTTTGCTATCTCTACCAAGTGCTTTTACAGTATTCATAAATCCCTTAGGATTTTGTTTCTGCATTGCTTGAACAACTTTAACACCTGTCATGTTTAACATCTTAGCAACACCGTAACCCGCATCTTTATCGCCCTTTAGATTGAATAACTTATCAATCATATCGCCAGCAGATGCTTCTAAAATTACGTCTTCGTCTAGGTTAACCTCTGTATCATCAGATACAGTCTTTTCATCGAATTCAGAATTGAGTAGGTTTTCAATTTCTTCATGTAGTGACTCTTCTTCAGATACAATCTTCGGTTCTACTACAGGTTTCTCCTGCATAGATTCTCGGACTGCCTGAAGACTTTCTTTCCAACTCTCTTGTTTACTCATAATAGTTATTTATATTTCCTCAATACGCAGGACCAAATTATTAGACCCTTTTATTAGTCTATGGTACTCCATTTTCATTATAAAATAAGATTTTCCCACTTCCATGTACTCTGGCAACTTATCTTCTTTCTGTAATTGCCATCCCATGCCTTGTAGAACTGTAATTCTACGAGATTTCTTATCTCTGTGCCAAATTAATTCATCACCATTGACTTGTTCATCAAATGTTCGAACAAAGTATCTTAAACCTGTTCCGTGTTGAATTTCTTCTTTATCAGTGTAGGGTTTCTGTCGATCTTCTGACATATTAACCTCTATGACACTTCTTTAATCAACAATGATACCCAGTTCTCTGCAACATTTTCTGCATAACTTTCTGAATGGGTATGAACCTCTACAGTTTTTTCAAATACATCATCTTGATATAAATCTACTTCATAACCTGCTTCGGTCTTGACTACAACACCAGATCTCTGGTTGTCATAGTACTCTGAAAGAATCTCTCTCTCACCTGCCATAATATACTCCTGTTACTAATATATAGTACTACCAGAAGAATGATCCACCACCAGATAACCCTAACTGTTTCGCATAGTAAGGGAGACGACATGCCCAATAACCTGGTTTGGTTTTATCATTTTTTGTAGAACATTGATGTCTTGCTACAAATGATTTTCTTGCTTCTGGATTGTTTAACTTAACTTTAAGTCCTGTTGTATCACCCCAAGAAACTTTCTTTACTTTCTTGGTCTGTGGGTCTCTGACATAGACGTAGTATTTTTTTGCACCACCAACTTTGGGTTTGTTTAATTCTACGTCCTTATCTTCTTCTTCTGAAATCATTGGACAATCGAGTGCGACAAGTTGTCCTTCATGAACATCATATTCACCTAAGTCTGTTTCTATGATTTGCTTGTCAACTTCAGTAAGTCTATATTTACCTTCTTCGATTTGTTTTCTTGCTTCTTTAATGACTTCAAAGTACATCATCGATCCAAGTCTGAATGGATTGTCTGTTAAGTTAGTATTAGACTCTTGTAAGTCTTCTAAGACTTGATCGATTGCTACTTCTTTTAGTGTCTTCATTATGATACTTTGGCCGCTAAATCTTTATCTGCACCACCCCAAGTTCCTTTTGACTTAGTTGCAAATGAATTTACTCTTGCCAATCCCCATTGTGTTGGATTAGTTCCTGGTCTGTGACCTGTTCTCCAAGCGGCAACACCTCTGTCGAATACTTTCTTTAATATTCCATATGGCATACCAGACTTGTCTGCTTTTTTAGTGAGTGCTGTTTTGACACCACCTTCACCTTCGTCTAAATCTATTTCTAACTCTTCATGTGTAGAAGTCATATCAAGACCTTTAATCTTTCCTGCTAATGCTGATTGCATTTTTTGAAGTTGCTTCTCATCACCAGCAAAAGTGATTACTTCACCACTTTTAACTTTACCTTGACGTTTGACACTAAGACCTTTAAATTTTTTCATTGCATTTTGGGCAAGTTTAACATTCTTGTCGCCTCTAACTGTCAATACAAGATCGAGTTTTTCGTTCAAGTCACCAAATTCTTCAACTGCTTCTTTTAGATGTACTTCAAACTCTTCGTTATATGGAAATCCTTTTAAAGGATTTTGAAACACTTGACTAAAATGTTTCTTAGAGTTTTGTTGTTGCACCTTTTGTGCTTCTCTAATTGCTTTGTCTACAATTTGACCTGGTGTATCACCTTTATATGAGTTTACAATCTCATCTGTGCCGATTTCATGAACTCCGTTATCGTTTTTATTACCTGACATTATTTTTCTCCTCTTGCTCTTTCGAAATCACCAGGTTTTGGTGCTCCTTTAGATCCTGGTTTTCTCATGGGACGACCTTCTTTTCTTTTCTTATGAATGTTTGCCCACAATGATTCTTTTTTTACTTCTTCTTTATCTTCACCCATAACGAGAGACGATAACTGATTTATTATAATTGACAACTGTGTAGTATTCATTGTTGCCAATACTTGCATCTGATCTTTTGTAAGACCTTTAACTTTTTTCAATGCCTTTTTTATATCTACGTTTTCAGTCACTTCTTCTGATTGACCAGCACGTGTAGAAATATTTAGTGAACTCTTAAGATATAAATGATTCTTATGTTTGTGTGACTTAGACACCTTTACACCTTTCATATATCTTGCGATGTTATTCATCAATGTTATGCCTTCTTCTTCTGACTTCTGAAAGGTCTTACCTATGTTTGACTTTACCATACTTGTAAAAGCATTTATAATTTCACTAGTTCCTGCTACATACTTACCTTCTTCTAATTCTCTGTGAATCATCAAGTCTTCTAAATCTGGCAATGAATCTTCGCCAAATTGTTTGTCAAACTTCTTAGTATGTTTAGAAGGTTTTGTTTTTGCAGTTGCATCTCCAGGAGCAGGTTTATATGCCGCTGGATTATCGTCATCTATTTTTGAATGCTTTTTGAAATGAGCATCTCTTTTATCTTTAGTTGACTTAGATAGACCCTTATAGTACACATCAGGTTGTGTCCCTGCTTTATCCTTAACGTCTGGGTCTTGTTTTACCCTACGTCTCTTTTCTAGTAATGTATCTATAATTGCCATCTTCTATTTATGTTCCTGTGATTTATATAATAGTTCTTTTTCTCTCCATGCATTCGCAAGTTTATTACCAGGAAATTTACTTGACCACTGCATGAGTTTACTATAAAGTTTTGTTGCTTTTGCTTCTAACGTTTTTAGATCATCGTCATTTGATATCTCTACAAAATCTCTCTTAAAGATTTTTCTTAATGCGTTTGCGTTCTTCTGAGCATTTTCCCAGTCGCCTTGTACAATCTTTGCTGGTAACTTTCTGCTTCGCATTGAGTTACGTTTTTGAGCATTGTCTAATGATGCATTAACAAATATCATTTTAGATTCATAACCCAATTTGTCTAACATCTTTTTATAGTCTTCAACTTTTTTGATGTTAGCAGAAGTGGTGTCAAATATCATTCCGAGTCTACCTCTGATGTATGAATCCATATTTTTAGTTGTAATACTCTTTGCTTTAGCACGAATAGGATCTACTTTACTGAAGTCTGCACCTCTAAGATCGAGTGACATACCTGCTTTCTTAAGTCCGTTTTCAAATGCTTTGTCTGTGTTAACAAGTTTAAGTCCTAATGCTTTGAGTGATAACTTATCTACAACTGTTGATTTACCAGAACCTGGACCACCAGAAAAGAATACTGCTTTGAATGTGCCTGGGTCATATACACCTTCAGTAATCAATTCTTCTAACATGTATTCGGGCATGGTGTTACCTTCCATAATACCCATACCTTTTCGAATATCGTTGTATAGTTTTTCTGCGAAGTTTTTACCAGTTCTTGGAACTCCATTTTTAAACTCTTCGAAGTTTCCATCTTCTGCATATTGTCTCATTTTAGATGCTGACATTCCTGAAACGTCATCGGAATCTGGGTCACGTTCACCAGCACTAACTATGTTTATATCATCGAACTTATAGAAACCATGTCTTGCTTTGACTGAGTTATACTTCTTAATGAGATTGTCGAATTCTCTAATTCTATCTGACCCTACAACCATAGTCACTGAAGTGTACCCTTGCTTGTACAATTCATTACAGATATCAAATACTGTTCTTGCGTTTGTGTTTGGTACTGCGACTTGTTTGCCAAAGAACTTCTTTAAATAGTTCTGCTTTTGTTTAAATGTTAATGGGTTCTTCTTCTTATCGTTAGAGTGTGATGAAAAAAGAATCGGTACACCTCCAACTGATTTAGACACCTTCTGTAATCTATCTACTAACTTTGCGTGACCAGTTGTGGGTGGATTAAATCTACCAAATGTGAATACTGCTGGTTTCTTTTTTGCTTCTCTTAAAAATGTATCGAAAGACTTCACTTCTTCATCTCCAATCCAGACTTGACTGGTTTCTTTCTTTTCTTTGTTAATTCTTTTTGTCTGACTTTAGGTAATAGTTTCTTTGCAATCTTGGCGATCACTGCTTGTTTCTTTGCAAGTCTTTTCTCTATATCTTTTTTAAGACCTATTCCTAAATCTGCTTTATCTTTATTTTTGATAATCTTTTTAATTAGAATATTACGTGCTTGTTTTCTGGCACGATTCATAAGTTTTTTCGGGTCGATGATGACTCTTTTTGCGGCCTTCTTTCTTGCTCTTAAGATTTTGTTTTTGTTTTTCCTAAAGGAAGCACGTTTCTTCATACGAGTTTGTAGTGAATCTACCTCGTGTAAATCTGTTTCGCAAAATTCTTTAAAACTCTTCATTACTTATTCCAATTTTTTGCTACTGTAAAGTTATTTAGTGAGAATTCCATACGATCTACCAGTTTTACTGCTTTACCTTGCTGATCAATAGCAACATAACCTTCTGGGTTTACAACCTTATACCCTCTGTCTGTTTGTGCAAATGTGCCAATAGACTTAACTCTATTCAATGCATCTACAATAATCTTTTTAGAATCGATTAGACCTTTCTGAAAATCTGTAAGTGCTGTAATACATTTCTTTAGTCTACGTAACTCTGAAAGTGATTGTTGTTTAATTTCTTCTTTAATTTGTTTTGTTTTTTCCATCTTGACTTTAGCAATTATCTTTTCGTCAAAATATTTTTCGACATACTTTAAATAATCTGGATATGACGGATCAAATTTGCCTGCTCTTATCTTCGAGTTAACATATGTTTTATAGTTGGCACCTACTGCCGATTTACTGCCAAACATATCCATAATCTTCTGAAAACTTTGCAGGTCTTTCTTTGTGATATTTCTAAAGGTCTTTCCAACGTTTGTCAAGTGTCTTGACAATGCTACAGATTCTTTGGCAGTCATGGATCCATTACCACTTACGTCTCTGTAAGTAGCATCATCTATCCACACATCTTTATTATGACCTAGTGATGAGATATCTGCACCAAATTTTGCAGACAAATCTGCAAGTGTAGAACCTGTATATGTTGTATGAAATACTATACCGTATTTTGCTTGATCGATTGCATTACCAAGTGGTGATCCTTGTAATGCGGCATATAGTATTGTGTTAGGTTGAAATGTGATATAATCTAACTCACCAATCTTTGTGTTTTTCTTATCTGATGAAGTGAACATTAAGTCACCTTGAAGTATTTTATCACCCCACGATAACTTAGATAGATATCTAAATGACTGTAAAAACTTGTCCTCGAGATCACCAGAGAGTTCTGGTGCATCTTTAATCTGTTGTTCAGACGTATAGTGTAGTTGTTTCTTAGTAAAGAGAGACTTCTTAGCAACAAAAAAGTTACCAGTCTCGGGATGTTTCCCTGCCCATATAGCAGGAGCACCGTCCCACTTCACTGTCATATTTACTCTTTTCTTTGAGTGACCTTTGAGCATGTTACGAAGTTCTAAAAGAAAATAGATAGAGGCACGACCACCATCAATTCCGTTATTGATGATTTCGTCTTCTAAATGCTCTAAGTGTAAGTTCTGAACTGCCATAGTAGTATTTTAACATATTCCTGTTAGTAATACTACTATTTATGCTATTTTATTTCTGTTTATTCTGAAGGTGGTGCTTCTGCGGGTGGTAGTTCAGTATCATCTACTCTACCTGCATCAATGTGTGCTTGAACTTCTGCAATGTTATTATCCATTTCAACAACTTTTGCTTTTTGGGCGGCAAGTCCATCTGCATCATCATCGACACCATCATTGTTAAATGATGTCCAGAGTTCCCAAATAAAGTTCTCATCTTCTGTACCATTATTACCATCTAAACTAGAATTGTTTGATCTCCAGTCGGCCCAGAATGCAGTTGCACCTCCAGTTCCTGTAAATGTGTGCGAAGTATCGTTTCTGTATACTGTGAATGTGTTTGAATTTACACCTTCGACCCAATCAATTTTCTTTTGAAGATAATCTCTGTGTGCTTCTAAGTCTGCTTTTAAATCTGTGAATTTGGCCATTAGTCCTCCGACTTTTTAATACAATACTATTTAGTTTTTTGAGAGTGGGGACGACGACAATTTCTCAGAAATTTGAGAAATTTTTTGATTTAATATTTCTGCTTGGCGATCTCTGTTCTCTTCTTTTGCCAATTTTAAATCTTTCTTTAGTTGTACTTTCTGACTAATTAACTGTATAACTTCTGTTGGTTTTAAATTCTTCATCACATATTATTTGAACAAACATCGTATGCCTCATTGCCTGTCCAAACCTCTCCTGTCGATACATTCTGACATGTTTGTTCTTGACCAGAGTTATTCTGCTCATGGTACCTCCATGGGTCATTTGATATCCAGTGTGCATCACTATCAAATAACATGTATCTATTGTTTGTAATGTTATTTATGTCAACATTTAGGTCTTGCATTTCAAGATATAAACTTTCTAATGTGTATTCATTTAGACTCGATGCTAGTTGCTCTATGTCATAATCTAAGTATGTATTAGATGAATTTATTATACTGAGTGTGTAACCTTGTATTAGACCAACGTGAAACCTTCTTTCAACTGGCGTTTGTACGTATCGTGTAATGTTGATGTTTTCAAATGTGCCAAATTCAATTGCATTCTCACCATCTACCATATCAAAGATTACTTTTATGTCATTAAAGATTGCTTCTTTACTCTCAATCTTGCCTGAAATATGTAAGTTTCCGTATTGATTTAGATTTTCTAAAGTGATTGCATATTCTTCGCCTTCAGAATTGATTAATGTTCCGTTCTCTGTTGCTGTAAGATTGAGATAGTTTCTCTCTGTATAGTATACCCACGTATCATCTTCTGAGAAGTCTGTGGAGTTATTGATATCGAATGTGATAGTAGTGAACTCTTCATCATTCATAATCGCATTCCATAACTCATAGTCAATTGGTGCATGAAAGTCTGTGCCATAATTGACACTGAGTAACTCACCCACTTTATAGATAGTGGTCATGAAGTCTACAATTCTTTCACCCTGTCTCTGTAATACTGCATCGCCACTTGCAATGTAATCATCATAGAATGTAAATATGTCTCTATTCCATTGATTAGAGAGTTGGTCGACTACTTCTTGTATCTCTGAGATAACATTCAGTGCTATTTGATCTGCTAATGTACCACACGAATCACTAACTGATATGTTATTGCCTGTTGTATAATCTGTAACGAATGATGCAAACAGACTTGTGAATGGTGTAACGTTTGCTTGTTCAACTTCTGAGTCGTATTCGTAAGGATAATACATCATAGTATATGCATTCTCTACGTACCCTCTATCTGAATCATAAGCACCTACGGGAACCTCTGCGATTCTAGGTCTATTATAAAAGCAACTTGAAGTAAAGTTATCTATCTCAGAAAACTGGTCAGACTCCCAATAATAAATTTCGTTTACAGTGTCTTCGTAAGCATAGGGTTCACCAGGATCTTTAGTTAGATTCCAATTCATATCAACGAAGACGTTAGCACCACTAACATAACCATCGATTACTTTAGTTGTACCAATATTTGTTGACGTTTGTACGGGTGGTGTAATTGTTTGAATCTCTAGTGCAAGAGGAGTTACTGAACCCCCACCACCACATGCTGTAAGTAGCATGACACCAGATATCAATATAGCATTTCTCATACGAACATTATACAATAATAATGAGTATGTTGTCTAGAGGGTTTTTAGTATTGGAACTTGAATGAAGGGATTAGATAGTTCTTCTATTTTATCGTTTACATCAAATGCAATTGTGATTCTTTTCTCTGTAAACTTCGTGTTTGATACGACTCTATGTTTAAGATTGCCTGGACCTATATACATGCTACCGACTTCATTCTCTATTTTTCCATCTTTGAATTCAGTTACAGTATCGTGTGGTCTTATACTGAGATACCCATGAAATAAAGACTGGTGATCATGCCAGTCTAGTAGTTCATCTTCTGAGTGATAATTAATCCATGCTTTTACAAAGATTGTTTCTGAATCACCCTCATAGTACTCACATATGATTGATAAGAGTTCATCGAATACTACGTTATAATGTGGTAGACCTCTTAAGAGTGTGATTGCATTATACTTCATATAATGTGCTGTAGAACCCTTGAAGTCATTGTCTGACTCTTTAAAATAGGGTGCATAGAATTTCATCAAGTTATCAACGTGTCTACCCAAGATATCATGATGTTCTTCAACACTTTTTAATTTGTAAAGTCTGGCGGAGAGGGAGGGATTCGAACCCTCGATACGATCTCTCGTATGCTGGTTTTCAAGACCAGTGCGTTCAACCACTCTGCCACCTCTCCTGTTCTATCTTTTTCAAAACTTTATTATATCCTGCAAGTTCACCATATAACTGTCCTCTAATATGATCTGGTATATCTTTGACTGTTGTATGGCCTTGTAATTTCCTTAAAATAACTTTTTTCTGTACATGAATGTATTCAATTAGGTCTGTCATATCAGGTTTCATTTTTTGCCTCATAAATTGGCGTCCCTGCTAGGACTCGAACCTAGAATAGAAGTTTAGAAGACTACTGTGATATCCTGTTTCACCACAGGGACAATTAAATTGTTAAATTTTAAAGTCTGAGAATTTTGATCTTCCTCTATCAGCAACAGGTATAGAATCATCATATTGATCCGCACTGTCTACAAGTTCTTCTTGTGCTTCTTGTTCTACATCATAGAACTTCATTCGTGATCGATCAACACCAATTACAAATCTTTTAAAGATTGTTGGATCATTGTATCGATTCTTTAATTGTTTTACCACCATCTGATCTAACTCTTCTAGTTCATCACTTGTAATCAATGCGAACATAAGATCAGCAGTTGCTGGTAAACCAAAACTTTCTGAAGTGTCTTCTAGTCCAATATCAGATGAACCATAACCACTTCTTGTAGTCTGAGTTGCACTTACGATTGGTACATCGAACTCAACTGCAAGACCACGTAATTCTTCAGCAATACTCTTTACTAATGTGTAAGAGTTTGCACCAGCACCTGGTTTGATTCGGTGTGATGCACAAATGTTTAGATAATCTATGAAGATGATATCAGGTCGAAAATCTTTTTTGATATCAAGTTCTTGTAATAGATGTCTGAAATGCCCTACATGTGCTGAAGCAGTAGGGTATTCTTTGACAATCAATTTACCTGTTGTCTTATTCTTAAGACGTTGTATCTTTGTTTCAAATTGTTTCTTAGATAGATCTGGTATTTCTTTAATTGGTATGTTCAATGTATTTGCATCGATACGTTCTGCAATCTTCTCTTCTGACATTTCCATAGTCAAGTATAGAACGTTCTTACCCATCATTAAACATGATGATGCTTGGTGACACATGAACATAGATTTACCAACACCAGTACCAGCAAGACAAATATTTAAAGTCTTGTTTGGCAAACCACCTTTAGTAATCTTGTTGAAGTATTCTAAATCAAATGGAATCTTTTCTTCTTCTTTGTTATAGAATTCAAATCGATCTTCATAATCTTCTATGACATCATGACCGATATGTGAATCAAATGATACTGCAAGGGCATCTTTAAGAAGGTCTGGTATTTCACCTGTTGATCTCTGAGACTTTTTATCGAGAACTTCGATGGAGTCCATGACTGCAATATAGATTGCTCTATCTTTGCACCACTGTTCCGTCTCATCAACTATCCACTCAAATGCGGACTCTTCTGTATTTTTCTTTAAGTGATCTAACAGTAGTTTTGACTCTTGTACAACTTTCTCATTGACTGAGGTTATGTTGTCAAGATTAATGAGAAGTGCTTCTGCTGTTGGATTTTTTGTATACTTATCGAAATATTCTGAGGCCAGTTTGAAAACTAACTGCTCAGAAGAGTCGGTGAAATACTCTGACCTAAGAAATGGAATGACCTTTCTTGTGAAAGATTCATTCTGAATCAGATTCTTCAGTATTGTTTGTTCTAGTCTTGTTTCCATATTTAAAATATTCTTGTACTACCTTTTCTAATTGTTCCATCACATCTTCTGTGAAGTATTTTTCTGGGTTGTTGTTGATAGTTTTCCCAAATTCTGTTTTACCATTAGGTAATTTAACTCTTGTTGATGCTTTCTCAAATACACCTGATGCAAGTGCTAAGTCTAGTAAACCATAGTATCTGTCGAGTCCTTTATCATATGATAATCTGACATCGACGATTCTGTTCTCTACAGTCAATCTTGATTTTGCATTCTTACAGTGTATAATATTTCCTACAACTTCACTACCCTCTTTTTCTTTTTTCTTTGAAAGATATACGATTGAAGATGCGGCGTACTTAAGACCAGACCCTCCACCCATTTCTTTCTGTGGGAACATTGAACCAATTACATCGTAAGTATGATTTGTTACAATCATTGGAACACCTGCTCTACCGAGTTTAAGTGTAAGAACTCTGAAAGCACCTTTAACTAATTGGGAACGAGTCATGTCTCTAGTTTCTTTACCATCTGCTGTGTCTTCGATCTCTTTGGTAGTAGATAACATGCCAAGAGAATCTAAACAAAACATCATTGGTGGACGTTTTGACTCGTCTGTTTCAAGATACTTATCAAGTATGGATATTGCCTGTGTTCTGAATTCTTGAACTGTTACCACGGGCACAATAACAATTCTGTTTGAATCGATACCTCTTTCTTCAATCATTTCTTTTGTGATTGCAGATTCAGATTCGAAATAAATTACTGCTGAATCTGGATTATCAGCAAGAAACTGTTTAACCATTCCTAATGCAAAGAATGTTTTACCAGTTGCTGATTCACCTGCGATTGCAGTAATTTTGTTTTTTGGAAGTCCACCATATAGTGAACCCGATAATAAAGCATTAAAGATGTAACTACCCGAATCGACGAATGAGTCAACATCACCTGCTTGAACACCATCTGCAACGATGTTCGCAAACTCGTTACCTGATGCTTTTACTAAGTCTTTAATAAATGACATATTCACCTCTCATAATGTATATTCAGTATACTATGTAGTGAGTTATTTGTCTAGTGTTTTTTCTGGATTATCTTCAAATGTTTTATCGCACAAACGTGTACGATACATTGTGTGTTCTTTCATCATTTCTGATAAAATTTTTAATTGAGTTTCAATATGAACTATGAAACCGAAAATGACACAGATCATACATATGTAAAATATGTCCATGCCTGTAATCATCATAACTCTACTACACCTTTCTCTAAAAGAATATCTCTATTCGTAAGATGATTGTTTGCTATGTCTTCTTTGGATTGCCCATCGTATGGAACTGCATGATTATCTTCAATCATTTGTGCATTGGCACAAAACTTTGTTTCGTATGTTGGATGTCCGACATTGTCCCAACAATATAAGTCACCTAAGATTCTTCCGAACTTGCCTTTGTCATGTGATACAAGTGTGATTTTTTCACAAGCACCTAACATTTCTTTTAGATGTTTCTTTGATGCCTTTCCGAATTTCTTTTCTACTAAGTCTCTAGTTCTGGATTCTGGTGTATCAATACCTTTCATTCTGACTCTTTGCTTTTTATAAGTCATACCAAAACCGAGATCGATGTCTACGTCTACTGTATCACCGTCAACTATCTTAACTACTTTTACGTTATATTCATACATAATGTTTTATTTATTTATAATGCAAGGGGACTCATTTGTCCCCTTGTCTAACTGTTGCCTTACATTTTTGTGGAAACTCTGAGCAATATAACATCATTGCTTCTAAAAGCATTGTGGTCGAAATGACCTCGTCTACTTTTTTTCAGGTTGTTCCTGTAGTTCATTAGTTTGTCTATCGACTTCATCTGCTACAGTGTCTATAACACCTGTAGTAGTATCTGCGACTAGAGTACCAACTGAGACTACATCATCTGCAACGGCGTTTACAACTGTTTGAGTACCTTTAACGGCACCGTCTACAACGCCAGTTGAGAATTCTTTTCCGCCTTCAATTACGGCACCAACTGAGGCACATGAAGGAAGTAAGAATACACAAAATAGTAATGAATACATTAAATTATTCATTGCTGACTCCTAAATAGAAGTTCTAAACTGATAGATAAAAATCTATCCCCACTGTATTTATGCAAAAAAACTATCTAATGATGCAACTGGTTCTACATTCCAATTAATCAGATTAACTACAGTCTTCAAAGGTTCTACAAATGATTTGTCGAACTGCATATCATAATCTACGAATCTATGTAAATCAAACTCTCTGGGTAAAGAATTCATAAAACTAATAACATTCTCATTGATTGGATTAGGTGTAGTTAGATAAGTAAACAGAATCTTCTCACCATTTTTGATTGTTTCATACCTCATGTCGAGGTTCTTGGATTCTAACAAATGATTATATAATAACGAACCTCGAACATGAATTGGTGTACCCTTTGCATAGATTGTAGTGTTGTCTTTGTATTGACCTAGACCCCTACACCCTCTAGGGAATGCTACAGTCTCGGGTGGTAACTCTCTAAATTCTTTTCGTGCTTTCTCTACAAACTGCCACAAGTCTTGCTCTGTCTGAGTCATGATAACATTGAATGCTTCAGTAAGTTTGGTTCTTACCCATTGTGGTGTTGACGACTTAGCAGTTTCAATACCCATCATTTTGAGTTTTGGTTTTGCTAGTCTAACACCCTCATTGTCAAATACATTTAGAATGTATCTTTTCTTTGCAGTCCATATACCACGATCTGCAATCACTTCTCTACCCATTTCCATTTTGTTTTGAAATGCATTTGTATAATCTGCTAACTCTTTGAAACCATCAGCAAGTGCATTCTCTACCTGCTTCTCTGCTTTAGATAGAAAGTCTACAATCTTATTCTTATCTTGTTCATCAGGCATAACTGCTTGTACAAGTTTATCCATTGTAATGTAAACTGAATCAGTGTCCATTGCAATCACATAGTCTTCGTTATCAGTTTTAAGAATCTTGTTAAGATAATCATTAACAGTTCTCTCTGCCCACTTAATGACTAACTGACCAGACATAGTAATTGCTTCTGCAAGATCGATAGAAAAGAATGCGAAGTATTGATTTGCCATTGCACCATAGGCAGAGTTCAATGCAATCTTACGAACTTGCTGATTGTTATATGCACGTTTGATAAGTGTATCAAGTTCTCTCTTACGTTTTGGATCAGTGCATGTTTCTTTTTCTTTTTGAAACACAATCATTTTCTTTTTCCATTCTTTACGTTCTTCATAGAATGTTTCCATAAGTTCTGGGAACATACCTTGTTTCTCACGTGAGAATAGAACACCATTAGGTGCTATCGTTGTATTTGTTTGCTTACAGTATGATGTGTCTGTTTGTTTATCAAGTAACTTCTGAATGTTTGTTGTTTCTCTATGACCAGGCACAATCTTCTCAGGTGAGATATTGTATTGCATAATCAAATGTGGATATAGTGAGTTCAAGTCAAAAGACATAACCCAATTATGACCACCAACTTGAGGTTCTTTTACATATGCACCAATGATAGGTTTAGTTTTATCATTGCCAGTTTTCAATCTTTGTGGTGGGGTTTGTATACCTTGGTCTTTTAAGAAATTATAGATGATAGTTTCCCAGTACTTCACCATACCAAATGTATCTTTGTAGTTACATTTGGCAGTATATGCCTGAGACATAATAAGTTCTAAGAAACCTAGTTTGTCGTCTAGTTCTTCTACGAGAACAACATCACGTACATTATACTCTAAGAACTTTGCATAGTCGTTCTTATATAATGTATGAAGTGAACCATACTCTGAGTAATCTATCTTACCTTTGCCAAGTTCTACTTGTGAAATGTGATCGAGTTTATACGACTCTTGGTTTGAGAAAGTTCTTTTACGATACAGTTCGAGGTAGTCAACAACATTGATACCAAGTAAATCATACACTTGTTGTTTCTGATAACCAAATGCTGTAAACTCTCTACTACTTGATTGATTCCATGGTGATAGTTTTCTATGTTCATTCTCACCAAAAAGTCTATCGATTCTATTACAAAGGTATGTGATATCGAATGAGTCTACATTCCAACCTGTGATAACATCAAAGTTCTGACTACGCCAATACTTTATGAACTGAGTAAGTAAGTCTGCTTCATTCTTACAATCGATATAGATTACTTTAGGATTGTCATGATTCCATGGACCAATACCAAAAACTACTGTTTCTTTTTTGAATGGTTTAATTGAAATAGCATTAACTCTTTCACCTGCTAACATTGGATCTGGAAATCCATTCTCACATTCACATTCTATATCGAGTGTTGCGATTCTAATCTTATTGAAGTCCCAGTCGATCTCGCCTTGAAACTTGTCTGAGATATAGGTGTAAACATATCTATCATAACCATGTATCTCAAACCCTTGAACACCATCGTACTGCTCTCTAAACTTTCTAGCACCACCCATAGAGTTGAGTTCAACAACTTCTAAGTATCTGCCATCTAGTGAACGATAAGGTGTTTGACCTTTCTTTGAGGGAATGAAATGCTTCGGTCGATAGTTGACCGTAAGTTTCTGTTTCTTGTTTCCTTGATAACCCGTGACCAAAATCTTGTCACGTGTACGACACACATTTGTATAAAAATCCATACTGTTAGTATAACAGAAAGACTAGTCTTTTAATAGTGTTTTTTCGGTATATTCTGAGAAATGTTTTGCTACTACATCTTTGATATCTTCATAGTGTGCAATCTTTTCCATTTCTTGTTGGATAGTCTCAACATGGTCGCCGTGTTCAGCAACACCTACTGAGTTCTTACATTGAACTAGCACATTGGTTTTGTGTTTTGCGATCTGACCATCAGCATGTGCTACTACTGATTTCAGAATTTCATTTGTCATATCTTTCATTATTTAAGTCCTTCTACTCCTTCAGGTAATACACCTTCTACTTCTTTCACATTGACTGGACAAGGTTTGTACTGATAACTTCTGTTCCACCTTCCCAATAAACTAAGCAAGTCTGCTCTCTCTTGTGCAAGTTCAGTTGCATAGTGATCGTCAATCTCTTGTAGAAGTTGACAAATGGACATCCATGTATCATCGTCATTTACAACATTACCTTCTAAATAACCATGAATCATACTTCTAGTTAACTGTTCCATTTGATGCAACGACAACGTAGGATCGTTTTGATGTCTTGGGATAACGTTTACTTTATCGTCTACAATTTCACTCATTTTTTACCTCTAATCTTATTGCCTGTTGCCACTTTGAAGTTTGTTTCTAATTGTGGTTTAGGTTCAAAAACAGTCTGTATCTGACTGTTGTTTATATTATATTTATATTCTTTGGCATAAGGTATCCATGGAGCAAAGTTAACTTCCATTTTTCCAGAATCTGCTACAGTTAAAACGATTTGAGGATCGACAATTTGCCAACCATTTCTCAAAAGATTTTGCTTTGCAAATCCCATAATGACTTCGCCTGTATTGAGACGAATGCATTTTACTTCAGACATTTAATACTAACTCTTGCAGTTCTTTTGAACGTCTACCTACTTGACCAAACCATCTTGAATCTTCCATCTGACGTGCCATTTCTTCCCAGTCTGATACTGAACATGCTTTTAACATGTTTCTGAATTTACCTAAACGATTTGCACCTAGATTGAAACACATATTCACTAGTACATGTTGAATGTCTTCTGGTAATGAATCAAAGTCTATGTTATGGTCTTTACAAACATGTAGAGTTTCTTCTACGTGTTTATCAAAGTCTACTTCATATACTTCATCAACTCTTTCTTGTGACACTGGTGTTCCTTCTGGTTCACCGAATTCTGGGTCATCTTCTCTAACTAGGTGTCCTACACCAAAAGTTAAATAACCTAGTGAATCTTTATATACTTCTAGTACTTCACCCTCGTGTCTTTTGATTTGCTCTTTCAATATTTCTTTATTCATAATTTTCCTATTCTGATGCTGAAGTGAAGTTTCCTTCTTCGTCTTCTACTGGAGCATCTACTTCTCCAACATATTTGAAACCTTCACCCATCAGTTCTATTCTTTTTCCATAGACAAGATGATCTTCTACTTGATGATGAAAACCTTCTCCGTCTTTTGTAAATTTAATGTTTGCTGTTGCCATTTTTGGTCTCTTTCTCCTGATCTCTTTCGACTTGATGCTCAATCAACTCTACGAGAATATCTCCCATGAGTTGATTTAATTCACTATTATTTAGTAAACCTTCGATCTTTTCCTCAGTTCCTTCGACACCTTCTGGCATTCTTCTGATAGTTCTTTTGAAGTTCATTTCTGGTTTTCCATCGACCAACTGAACTTCACCATATTGATAGACAAGGCCTTTCCACTCGCCCTCAATTAATTCTATACCCGCATCTTTTTCAAAGGGGTTTTCTACAACTCTGTAGACTTTGTTAAATAACTTTGCTGACATAATAAAAAAAAGGGGACTTTCGTCCCCAGTGGGTTATCCTTGTTCGTAATAATTTATTACGTTCTCTAACACGTTTTCAGGTGTTGAGACTACATAAGGATCTGTGTCGATATTATCGTTGAATCCGTCTTCTGCAAAGACTTGTTCAATAACATTATCGTTCACTACCATGGCATATCTCCACGATCTCATACCGAAACCTACATTTGCTTTAGCAACTGTCATGCCTAATGCTTCAGTTAGTTCACCATTTCCATCTGGTAATGGCAATACATTCTGAATGTTTTGTGCTTCAAACCACGCATTCATTACAAATGAGTCGTTAACACTTAGACAATAGATTTCATCAATACCCTTTTCTTGGAACGATTCGAATTGCTCGTCGAAACCTGGTAATTGAAATGTAGAACATGTTGGTGTAAATGCACCTGGTAATGCAAAGATTATCACTTTCTTTCCAGCAAATTGCTCTTCTGTATTAAGCATGATGAATTCACCATCTGCTCGTACAGGCATAACAATATTTGGTACTGAATCTCCAACTTTAATCATAATGTTTCTCCTAATTATCAATAGATACTCCCATTATACTACTAACAGGAGTATTCTTCAATAGGGTTTTTTAAGAAATGCTGATAATCTGAGGTTTCTCTTCTTCAGGCACATCTTTGAACAATGAGATAATGAGTAAACCATCCTTCATTTTAGCATCGCCCACTTTGACGTAATCGCCTAGTGTCCAACTTTTCATGAAGTTACGTTCTGAAATACCTTTGTGAGAGAACTCTACATCTGCTCTAGTATCTTTCTCACCTGCGATGGTAAGAATAGAATCTTTGAACTGAATATTGATTTCTTCTTTTGTAAACCCTGCAACTGCTAACTCAATTTCGAACTCATCGTCATTAAGTTTAATGATGTTGTAAGGTGGGAAGTTTGTGTGAATGTTTGATAACTTTTCCATATCTTCGAAAATTTTATCAAACCCGATTGTGATAGGTCTGAATCGACCAAAGTCTATACTTGTCATAAGTTTCTCCTATATTAATAGCAAGTTTATATTATCGACCCCTTATGGGCATCGAGTAGTGTTTGAGAACCGGGCACTTTTGAAGATTGTTGCTACCAAGAAATTGGTTTGTTATCAACCCGTGCCCTTTTTAAGTTCTCGCACACTAGTATTTATATATTATATAGTGATTAACTATAAAATTTCAAGTAGTTTTTTAAAAAAACTTAATAAATGTCTCTGATTACGTTCTGTAATCTTCCGCATTTCATAAGGTTGTGTAGTTTGTCTGCTTGTGTCCGTAGATACGAGGCAGACAATGATGCTAATTTTCGCATTTTTATCTCCTGTTATGTTTGTAACTATCCGTGATCTGGACTTCGTTTGTAACACAAACTACTTACTCTTGTCACATAATTGTCACATTAGTATTTAGACATTATATCAATTGAATACTATATTTGCAAGACCCTTTTTGTTTCTTCGAACAATTTCGTTTTTTACTTTTTGTTTTAACTTTGGTATCACTGGTTTATTATATGCTTCTATCAACTCTGCATTTGATTTACACTTCATATACTCATGAACTATAGTCACTTTTTTTGTAGCACGATCTACTTGTTTCGAAGTTTTACCGTATTTCACTGGCATCATTATCTCCGTTATTATTATTATTATGAGTTATTTATCGTTTGGGACACTGTCTCTTTGCCTTATTAATCACTTGTAAATTATTGTTTACAACATACATTGAAAGAAGTATTGGCCACATCATGTCATCATATGTTAACTGATTGCTTGAATACATATCATAGAAAGGATATGTAAAGACAACTTTGTGTATGACTAATCTATCTAAGTGTGGTACTTTGGGTAGTAATGGATTTGCTTCATATACACAAGAGTAATCCATTCCTCTATTGGTTGTCCATACATCTGCTAGTTGCAATGACCAGAATAATGCCATTGAGTATTTGTCAATTTTTGCTGGTTCTTCTCGCCATTCAATCTTAAATGGTGTATACGTCCACCTTCTCGGATTTTCCTTTAACAGTGATGCTGTCGACTTTTGTAAAGAATCCATCTTTACATAATCCAGCACTTCTTCCCGATAACAACACTCGAACCCCATCATAATTTCTTGTTTGACCTTCGAGTCGAGATGCCAAGTTGACTGCATCTCCAATGACGGAATAGTCAAATCTAAGTTCCGATCCCATGTTTCCGACGATGCAATCACCTGAATTGATCCCAATCCCAACATCAATAGTAGGGAGACCTTGTGACTCAATTTCTTTAATAAGTTCATCTGCTTTTTCTGATATCTCACGTGCTGAATCTACTGCCCTCTGAGCATGATCTTCACAATCAAGAGGTGCATTCCAAAACGCCATAATACAATCTCCCATATATTTGTCTATGGTACCACCATTCTTAAGAATGATTTTAGTCATCGTATCTAGATATTTATTAATTAACTCTACTAACCCCTCTGGGTCATTGTTGTTTTTATAGTGTTCTGATATAGGTGTAAAACCACATATATCCATGAATAAGAACGTCATCTCTTTTCTGTCCCCACCCAGTCTTAACTTACTAGGGTCTTTTTGAAGTTCTGCAATCATGTCAGGAGATAAATACTTTTCGAACTGCTTCTTAATTTGTTCTTTGAGTTGATATGTAATATAGTATTTGTTGAAAGAAGCATGACCAAACACTATTAAGGAACTTATAGATGACCAGAAGGTATCGAAAAGAACGAGATCAGAAATCCAAAAGTAGTAACCCCCACCCAACTGAAGTCCTAAAATACCTAGACTCACTATCGCCGCAAGACTTGTGGGAACATTGTAAACCACACCCAGAATTAATAGCAGTGTTACCAAAAGAAAAACAACTTCAAGAAATTCAAGATAGTAGGATTGTTGTATTCGAACTTCTTGCCAGACGGTATGGATTAGGTTTGCTTGAACTTCGTGAGGATATAATACTCCCACTGGAGTTGAAATTGGATTATTCAGTCCCTCAGCAGTTAGACCCCATACTAAAACCTTGTTTGTAAGATTTAGTTGATCTAGTTCACTTGCTGATACACGATTGAATTTATTCCAATAACTGATCATCACATCTGCTGTAGATGTAGTCTCGATGGGTTTATCTTTACCCATTCTAATCCACTCTATTCCAACTTCGGGTGTTACTTTTGTATTGTAGTTTGGGAGATCATAATATGCTCTCAATACTTCGAGTGCAATTGAAGGATAAATTGTCTCGCCAGTTCGGACGACCAGTGGGGATGACCTCACGGTTCCATCAAAATTAGGTGTCCCTGCGACTGAAGGTGTAGCAGACGTGACACCTACTCCATAAGTATTGTCTTGTAATATAGAGATGGGTGATGAGATGCCAGGATAACTCCATACAGAATCTTCAATACTACCCCCACCAAATGTAGTTGTCTTTACATAAGGTGCAGAACCTGTATCTAACTGTGTAGTTGGGGACGCCGAAAGAATAGTTAGTCTATTGATAAGTGCTTCAGCAAACTCTTCGTCACCACCAAATCTATCTGGTTCAGAAAAGTTTATTGCAAAAACATGAGTGTTTGTTGGATCAGTTTCCCATAACAAGTCTGCATAGATGTTTCTTGGCCATGGAAACTGTCCGTACTTCTGTAATGATTTCTCGTCTATGTCTACTAGAACAATATCATCTACTTGTTCTATTTCTTTTTGTTGATGAAGATAGTCAAACCATGACCATGAAATGTTCTCTATAAAATATGGATTCCATATCTTAAGACCTACTAAAAGACCTATAGTTACTAATACAGTTTTCCAATTATACATTACATTCCGTTTTCAGGATACAGTTGAACGTCTTGTTTCTTTTCTTCCCAATCTTCTATTGCTTTTCTTATTGATTCTTCTGCTAACACTGAACAGTGTATTTTGATAGGTGGCAATTCCAATGCTTCTGCAATATCTTTATCTTTGATCTCTTTTGCTTCTGTGATTGTCTTACCTTTGAGTAAGTCTACGAACATAGATGCAGATGCAATTGCACTTCCACATCCATAGGTTTTAAATTTTACATCTGTGATGAGTTCATTCTCATCTAGTTTGAGTTGTAGTCTCATGACATCACCACATGCTGGTGCACCTGCCATACCTGTAGCAACATCTTTATCTTTTGGATCAAATCGACCCACTGAGAATTGCTTCGGTGAATTGACCACTCCTTCGAATCTTTCTAAGACTTTATCTGAATATGGCATTAGTTACCTTGTTGAACTGATACTGTGCAACCACCAACTGTATAACAATTTTGTGTTAGTGAATATGTTTGTGCAGTTGTTCCTAATTGTTTGAGAGTTAAATTTGTTCCATAAGTTCCATCAAGTGTGACATTTGCTGTATGGATTGTATTTGCACCCTTTTGTCTAAGTGTGACATTGTTATCATCATTATAGATTGTGAGATTCATTTCTTTTGCACCACTTGATTGTTGTCTTCCATTAATCTCATTCCAA